GGGGGAAAAATATTTAACAAATGCATAGACCTGAACATCTTCAAGTGCTTAAAGCACCAAACAATGTGATTCAATCTTTGTTTGCTGGTTTAGTTAATACTGCCAATGACAGGTTGGTTATTCCAGACTCTTTTGAGAAACATTTAGAGCAAGATGTTGCTTTGGATCAAACCATGAGTTTGACTTTTGACAATTCAAGAACTAAATTTGACTTGAAAATAACTGTTTTGGAAGGCTTAGGAGGATCTTTCTCTTCTTCTAATATAGCAGGAAAAGAGGCTTGGACTTTCGAAGGTATGGACTTGAAATTATTGTCTAAAATAAGGCATAATTTGACTTTGGTTCCTTTATTAACACAAACTGACAATATTTATAGATCTTATAAGGTGAAGGATGACATTCCTCTTAGCAATTTGAGAAGGATGAATGACAATTCAGATAGACTCACTCCAGATGCCATCTTTGAGATAGGAGATGGTTGGTTTGGTGTGTTGGAGGTCAAGACAACAGAATATGATAATATGGCTCAATCCAAGTTCGACAAAGCTATCAACAAATATAGACCTTTTATAGAATCTAGACTTTCTGATGAGCGTTTGAAAGTTGTCTTTTGTGTGGTCGTTGTGGCACCATCAACTATTGTCAGTAACTTGTCAATGATGACAAGTGAAAAATTCAAACCTTTGTTGTTAGACTTATGGAGACATTTTTGGTTGGGACAATCAGTGGTGTCTAAAGCGCTTTCATTAGGAATTGATGTCTTTCTCAACAGCACAGACCAGGAGTTGTATTCTTCTGTTTTATTATCCTTGAATAAAGCTGCCAAGAGAGATCACATTCCAGAGACAGCTGAGCCTCCGATCATTTCTCATGACATGATAAGAGGCTGGAATATAGACTACGATACTGTGTATCAAAAGTTTCTGAACGTTGTGACTAAACAAGCTTTGTTTTCTAGAGATAAAGACAACCGACCTATTGAAAACAGAGATGCTTTTAAGGTGTCTTACAAGAAATTTGAAGAAGCACAAAAGAAAGTAACTGAATTTAGAAGCAATTCTGAGAGAAAAGCTTTCATTCAAATTCCTCTCATTACCAAATCCAAGACGGCCATCATATTTGGAGATGGTCCTCAGTTCTTTGAAAGACCCATATTTGAGAGCAGAAATGAGGTATCTCCATTGGTCACGATCTGGAAGAAAGCAATAGAAGATTCTTGGAAAAAAGACGACAGATTTAGAACCTCAGAGTTGGATGAAAGGATGAATTATGATTACGTCAAAAAGAATTCTGACAAAATCAAGAAACAAAGAAATATGAGAGGAAGAATAGAGATTTTTGCAGATGATGATGAAGAAATTTATTTGGCTGGTCAAGGAATACATGGTAAGAAGATGAAGAATGACCCTTTTGTTTCTGAGAAAAAGCATAATTCAAAATTGCCATTTTCGATGGATTGTTGGACTGAAGATATAGACATCTTTTTGGATAATTTTAATAAGATGTTACAAGTTGTTGAGGGTTTTGAGTCAACAAATAGAAATGTTTCCTCTTTGTTGAATTATGCACAAAAAATGGCTGGAGGTGAATTTAAAGACTCAAATTTATATGTTAAGTATTTCATGAGCACTGTGTTGGGACGATCTTTATATTTAATGGGTCTAATATTTGAAGAATTAAACTTGAGTTTTTCCCAATACTGCAAACAAAGAGAATTTGTTTTGAAAAAGATAAAGGGATTCGAAGCTTGGTTACTGATAAAGCCTAGCTCTCCTTCTGAATTATTATGTTATTCCTTGCTTATTAAGAAATCCACTTTGGATGTTTTCAAATTTTCAGAACAAGAAGATGGAGCTTTACCATTTAAAAAACCCTCATTTGAAAATAAAGAATATGTCTTTTATGATTTTGTTTCTTTAAATAGGCATAAAATTGGTCATTATTTATTCCCTTGTGAAAAACTATGTGGAATTTTTGCCACTATGGCCATGATTCATAGATTAGATCCAATAACTATGATAACCAAATTGGATGATCCTAAAGTAAAACAAGCTAATAAGCATTTTGCAACTTGTGTTCTGGTCTTCTTTGAAGGTAAAACGCAGACAAGTACAAACTTAATGTTGTCTAGATATGCTTACATGGAAGTTCTGAAATCCACTCCCTTAGAAGTGAATGGTCTCAAGATATTTGAGAAACTTGATCCTTTGCCTAGGAGTAGACTCTTGGTTTGGATTTACAAGAGATTCAAATCTTGTTTTACCTTGATGACAGTCAATCCTCCGATGCGGAAACTTTTTAATAAATCACAAGTGGAAAAAGCTTCTTTTGATGTGAATTTGGCAGATGAGGAAGTCTCAGGTATTGTCAATGATAATGTAGAAGAAATGTTGTCTAGTGACGCTTTTGTCAATTTACTATCCTGGGTGGATGATCAGCCTATAGAAAAGTTTGAAATTGCTTTGAATCTGTCTTATTTGAGTCATTTGCACAACAAGGATGAAGGTGATATGGCGTTTGGAAACAGACAGATCTTAACTAAAATAATTGAAGATGAAATTAAATTGCGCAATTGTAACATAGATTATTTGGGTATTTTAGAGCCTCCAAATTATGATAAATTAAAGGCACATGAGTTTTCAAAAGAGTTCGTTGCACTGAGCTCTCAAACTATGATGAGATTTATGAAGAATAAATTTGGTCCTGACTACATGTCCAAACTGTCGAATAAAATTGGTAGAACATTGATCAAGGAAACTTGTGAGAGGTTGGCGACATTGAAAGTTAGTGCATTGACTGACAACATAGATGAAGAGTTTGTGTATGACTCGACAAAAAAGAAATTCAAGAAGAAGAAACGTGCAAAAGTTTTAACTCAAATTTTAATGTTGATCAACACAATTAACTTGACCCCAACACCATTCGAAAAGATAGATCTACTAGTTGACATATTAGAAGACAGAGGCGGAATAAGAGCAAATTTGTTCAAAAAATTGCAGATAGGAGGAGCTAGAGAGATATTTGTTTTAGATATTTATTCTAGGCTTTGTATGTTAGCAGTAGAAACTATGTGTAGAAGCATAAGTGAGGAAGTTCAAGTTGAAATGCTGACAAAGGGAGATCAAAAACTCTTAAAAAGTGACTCGCACTTTAATAGAGTAGCTTCTTTATTAGCTAGAACAAGTGAAGCTAATGAATTAACTGTAACTGATTCTGATGATGCTAGCAGATGGGCACAGTCTTTTGTGATGCCGATCTTTGGAGTGATGTTTAAAAACATATTGCCAGAAGAATGGTTTATCACGGTGGTTAGAATTTTAAATTGTCAAACAAATAAGAAATTAGAATTGAATGAAGACTTGTTGACTGAGTTTATTGAAAAACCTGACACTATTTCTTACAATGAAAACATTAATGAACTTAAGAATCAATTTTTGGATAGAACTTCTCTGCATGACTTGTGTGGACCCAAAAAGAGATATTTAAAGAATAGATCCAATATGATGCAAGGTATAATGCATTACACTTCTTCATTGTTACATGCATGTGTCATGATTTTGTTGATTTCGTATGATAGTAAATTGCTAACTGACTGGACAGAAATGAGGAGGAAACAGTCTTTAGATGAGAGCTTGAGTGAGGAATCTCAAAAGAAAGCAATTAAAAATTATGAGGTGTGTCAGAAAATTGCTGGTTTGGTGCAAACTGCCAAAGTCTCTTCTGACGATAGTAGTTTTTTGAGAACTTTGGTTTTTTCTGGAGAGAGACATTCCGAGCACTATAACATTCTTTCTTTAATGTCTTACATGAAAAGAGTTGTTTACAAGTTGTTTGGTGCAGTTTTTTCTGAAAGCAAGAGTACCAATGGATCTTTTAGTCAAATTGAAGAATTCAACAGTATCTGGATGTTAGGGAACACGTTATTGTTGCCTTTAATTAAATTTGCTTATCAAACCACTAATACAATGCCAGTGACAAGACTAGAGGAAAGATTTGATTTGATGAGTAATGCAAGAAAACAGCTTCTCGAAAATGGTGGAAACTTTCTCCTAAATTCCATTTATCAAAACTTGCAAGCTAGGATACATTACCACAATATGGGAGCATTCACTTCTGATCTATTTGAAAGGTATTGCACAAATTTACTTAAAAAGCCTCATCCTCTTTTTGGTTTCATGCCATTTGAATCTGAAAAGGTTTGTGGTTTGTTTGGACATGACTTTGCTTATTACAACTTAATTATGAACTCACAGTTAGCTTCAACAGTTGAGAAGAAGATGTTGGAGTTTGAAAATGTTGAAGTTAATGAAGAGGGAAAACCTAGTGTCAGATTGACGCTGTTGTTTGGAGGAGGAGATAAATATAAGGAATTTTTGAAATCATTAAACATCCCAGAAAATTGGCAAGAAGTGGCACTTAAAAATCCTGAAATGCTGTATAGACGATCTTTTTCTTCTGAAGAAGCAAAGTTTTGGATACATAAAAAAGCAACAACTCCTAGTTTAGTGAATAGTTTTGCTTTTGGGTCTTTGAACAAACTTCACACAGCTTCTGCATATATTTTGTGGGCTCCTAGCTTTGGATTAAGACAAAGGAAAGATTTGAAAGGAGAAATATCTTGGTCAAATGTCAGTTTAATGAAGTTTCTAGAAGATTTTGAGATGGATCAATCTTTGACAGATGAGCAAATAAGGTTCTTGTTTCCAGATCATGAGCTTTATAACAATGCGAATGCGAAAATATTGGAATTCGACAAATCGACATTCTTCTTAACTGATTTCACCAGACCATATAAGATGATTTCAATAAGTGCTCCTAAATTGAATGTAGGTCTCTCTGTAAC